ACTTTGTATCATTATACATTCCTGGTACATAAAATGGGTGATAGAATTGATAGTTATCCAATTCATTTTCACAATTAGATCCATCATAAGGTACTGTTGTTGGTCCCCAGAACCAAGGAAAGTCATCTTGTAGATATACTTCTTGTAGATGTGCTAACTCATGATGTGATAAAAGATTATCAATTACCCTATGCTTCATAATAAATACCAAGTATATTATATATGAACAAACTGTGAGGGAAGGAGTCGAACCTTCAAGTCCCGCCAGGAACATCAGTTAAACAGACTGACACGTTTACCAATTTCGTCACCTCACAAGGTAGGCACTATTTAAGTGCCGAGATGAGACGAGTAATCCCGATTCCTCCTCCAGAACGAGGGAAGAAATCAAAGTCGAGGAACTTTTCAAGTTCATCTTCTACTCTTTCCTTACCAAACTTATCAATAATAAGTTGAGCATACCCACCATCTGATATGGTGTAGAAGGTATCTCTCATCTGATCCTTGTCGGTACTCCTTTCAGCACTACCGATAGTTTCCATGCCACCTAAGATAACATCAATCTTTCTGCTAGTACCATCATCATTCCTAGACATGTTCCAGAAAGGTGATGTCCATTCAGGGAACTTAGTAATCATACCTCTACCAATTTGTTTCTCATCATCATGGTCTAATTCTTTCTTATTAAATTTCCATGACCAATCATCATAAGTCTTAATCTTAGATGCATCTAATGGTATACCTAGCCATTGACAGAGTTCTATCTCCATCTCTTCTAGTTCTTTAACACCTCCCTTCATCTCAAACTCAAACATAGGAAAGATTGTTTCATGTCTTCCAGGTACAGGATCAGGTTCTGCCCTATACGAAGTGGAGACACAGAAAAACCCTTCTGCAGAAGGGTTAGAAAGTAATTCATGTTCAAGCCACATCTGACCTGTTTGTGGTAATGGCCAAATATTACCACCGTAATTGTATGTTGCTACTGTCTCTGGGTCTTCACATGCTGCAAGTATACTTAAACGGTTTTGTGTATGTACTTCATAAAAATTTTTAGACAAAAAAAATGACCGTAATTCGGTCACAACATCCGTAAATTCTTTTGGATCAATCAAGCTCGTCATTATTTCTAGTCAAACTAATCTATTTAGCATAAAAAAAGAGACCCTAAAAGGGTCTCTTTAAAATGTGTGAAAAGAATCACATTACATTATGTTTGCAACTTGTACACGTCTGTAGTACTTGTTAGTATTAGCTGTAAGAGCACCAGAACCTTGTGTAAGACCTTGAGCAAATGGGTTAGAAACCATTCCGTAACGAGTCTTAAAGCCAATTTTTGGTTGGAAGGTGTTAGGATTAATTGCTCTGACCTGCTGTAGAGGTACATATGGGCAATAGAATAATCCAGCATCGTAAGGTGAAGTACCTTTGTATCCAGCAACGTAGAAGTGCTTATCAGCAACGTTAGCAGAATAAGGATCAACATAAACCTTGATCTTACCGTTAAGAGTACCAACAAGTGTGCTTGCAGTATCATCAACACCAGTAAGAGCGTTGTTGCCACTAAGAGCAGGAGTGTAATCAAGTACACCAGCCATTCCTAGAGCAGAAGCAACGTCTGCAGAACAGACCAAGATGTTGCCCTTTCCACGACGAGTTTGCTGTCCGATAGCGTTAGCATCTCTTTCGATTTGGAAAAGTAGTCCCTTGAACTTCTCAACTGACCATCTACCATTGGAGTCAACGTCTAGGTCAAATATACCAGCATCAGCAGTATTGTTCTGAGCACCTTCTACAGCATTAACGTAGATAGTACGAACAACTTCTCTGTTGATTTCAGCAAGGATCTCTGTTGAGAGAATGTTTGATAACTCTTGCTCGGCATCTAGACCATGAATTGCTTTCAAGTCTTGAGCTAGTTCGATTGAGTACTCAGCCTTTAAAGCACGTGACTTCGCAGTAACTGTTACCTTCTCGATTGAGAAACCCATTTCTCTGAAGGCAGTTGCAGCAGAGCTGTCATCCAATGCTTCAGCAGTGGTTGTTGCCATTCCTTGAGCATCACCTGTTAACTCGTAAGTTCCTGGTGAAGAGTCGTTAAGAACGCTTGGGTTGTTTCCTTGAGCGTCGTTAGTTGCATCAGAAGCACTAGGATCATAGTCAGCAAGACGATTACCTGGGCCACCTGAGAAACCAGCGTTAGGCTCATTGAAGAATGCTTCTCTGTATGCTGCATCCGTAGCATCTCTTTCTGTACCGTAGTTGGTTCTCATCGCAAAGATAAGTCCTGTTGGACCTGTCATTGGCTGAACACCAGCAATGTCATAAGCAATTAGCTTAGGCATTGAACGACGGATAAGAGAGATAAGAACTGGGTCGAAACCAGCAACAGGACCTGTTGCAGTACTACCAGCACCGTATCCACCTGTACCTACAGTCTGAAGAGTCTCGTTAAGTATTTGACCTTCTTCGATCTGTGCTTTTTCTTGGTTCTCAAGAAGTTGGGCTACAACGCCTTTCTTATAAGTATCCTCGATCTCTGGAAGAGCATCGTGATTAAGAACAGGGGCCCACTTTTCTTGGAGTTGTTTAATGTTAGACATTAGTTTTTTAATTCCTTAAAGTGATTTATTATTTGGACCAACGAGAAATCGCATCGACGTACTTAGACATCGTACCAGTTTCGTTGTTTTCTACCAAAGGTGCAGATGCTTCTTCGGTGGGTTCAACCGCAGTTTCTGCAGTCTCGGCCTTCCTAGTGAAGTATGATTCCTTGATAGTTTCGACTTTGTTTTTAAAGTCTGATTCATTTTCAAACTCAACCCCTTCTGCCAATGAAACAAGCTTCTCCTTTTGGGTTTCAGCAAGTCCAGTAGCACATTCGTTCACAATTTCCATTTTAACAAACTCACCAATTCTCTTATTCAATGAGACGTTGGTGTCGATCTGTTCGTTGAGCTTTGTTTCCATACCATTTAACTCTTCAGCCATACCGTCAAGTAGGTTGAATTTTTCTTCGGGAACAGTAAAGTTCTGTTCCACGAATAACTTTTTGAGCCCTTCAGTAAATGATTCTGCCATCTCCACTCTGATACCATGCTCTACAGCAAGTGCGTTTTCTTCTAACCACTGCTTTGCAGCATAAGAGATGTAGTCATCAACCTTCTCGGCCAATTCTGTTTTAACCTTTTCGACTTCTTCAGTCAAGGCAGATTCAAAAGCCTCTTGAAGAGTTTTAGTCTCTTCGTTAACTCTTTGAGTTACAACTGCCTCAAAAAGTGTCTTCGCTTTTACTCGGAATTCTTCTGAGAGTTCTTCACCAGAGACAAGAGCGTCAACATCTTCACTAAAGTCGTACTTGGCTTCTTCAGTGCTTGGCTCTTCTTGGATTGTTTCCCCATCTTTTTCTTCCGAATCGAAGATCTTATTAGACAAAGCAGCACCTACGTTACCAGTACCAGCGTCAGAAGGCTTAGTCTTAATCGACTTATCTCCTTCAACAGAAGTAGATCCAGCAGCAGATGCACCAAGGTTCTTCGTACCCTTAGCACCTTCTTCTGATGAACTATCTGTTCCACCAATATCAGTATGTTTTGCTCCAGAAGTATCAATTTTTTCTCCTGCAGTTGCGCCTTTCTTGATTGCTGTAGAACCAGTAGCTGCGTCTTCGGTCACTTTTTCCATTGAATCTAGCTCTTTAGTAGAGGTCTCAGACATTTGTTTAAACTCCGTCGTATTAGCGTTTGTCTATGTTTATTTATAAATTACAAACTTCTTAAAAACTTATCAAATGCGGAGACTTTCCGTTCTTGAATGTTTATAAGAGTTGCTTGATCAATTTCTTGTTTGATTTGAGCAACCGCAGACTCTTTGAGTATGCCATTATCCCAAACCCACTCCTTTCCTTCCATGATTCCATCGACAAAAGCGTCGGGAGCTGATGGATCTGCTACTATATCAGCAGCAGTTGCAAGCATAAAGTCATCCTGTACTATGTTAGTGTTACCTTCTTTACGAAGAGAACCCATACCACGACTGGAAACACCGAGACTCACACCCTCATCGAGTAATGACTTGGCAATGTTGCCCATAGGTGTATCAAGAATCTTTGCACGTCCAATAAAATTATTACCTTCTGCTCTAAGAGATTCTATTTTGTGAGATACTTTATCCAGATTGATGGAAGGTCCATCTGGATGTCCTAACTCACCAAGAGCACGACCCTTACGGATATAACCCTCATCATATTTAGCAACTTCTCTTTCGAGAGTTCTGAATGGATACTTGCGACCATTCTTATTTGATATCTCTGCCTGTAGAAAGACACCTTCTATAAAGTGTGACTTCTTTCCATCCTTTTCT